CGTCAGTTGCTAACTGTGAAGGGAATTGGGTATCTGGCATTATTATTCCAAGAGGTTTGTTCATATCTTGTTAATTCTACTGAAGGAACCAGTGTTATCGTAAGTTGCAAATTTAATGCTTATTTTTGATTCTTTTTTCTCAGGCAAATATACGTGCTTTTGATTTGCCATAATAGCATATCCAGAACTAATTGACGCATCAAACTTTGTTCTGTCATTTATATCGAATCTAGCCCAGTCTTGAAGGGTTTTATTAAACGGCATATCACCCATCTCATCAGGCTGACGGTAGTTGCCCTCCATGTCTAATCCAACAAAACGCTCGATGTATGTCTCTATAGCTGTGGCGTGTGCCTGCTTAATGTCTTCGCTTGATGATGGTATACCACCAATCTCTCTTTCTGTGAATGACAACTTGTGTGTATGCTTATCAGGTCGGTTCATTGAGAACCCACGATAGCCTCTGTTCTTAAAATGATAGAGTAGGCGAGCTTTATTATTCTCGCAAAGAATAGGCATGCCATAGAACACGCAAGCCATCAGTACCTCTTCGAAGAATATCTCTGCCGTCTGTGGACGAGCGATGTATTCTAAAAAGAATTGGTTGGATGGTGCACCTGTCATATTAAACTTGGTTAGTCCGTGAAGCGAACCATTTGATCCACCGAACGTAGCACCTGATATATCATAAGGGTCACATCCAAATGCTCCAATATGCTCATTGCCCGGGTACCTATTACCATTCTTTGTGATATAATTATTGTTCACGCCTGGACCAGGTAGCCACGAGACAAGGAAGCGACCATTCTTGTCAGGTGTCCATATGACCCTAGTATCTTTTTCTCCGTTAGCCCAGTGAAAGTAGCCACGTGTTAGAACGTGGTCCTGCACTAAACTGTCATTATAGTCTATCTGCTGATAGATTTTAGTCAAATTAAATAGAGATGACTTAGTCTCATCACGGAAAGCGTGTGACTCTGTTCTAGGGAACTGACGATAGAACTCGTTGAGTGCATCAGGGTTAGCTTTTAATGAAGCCACCTCATTGTTCCAATACTCAATAACGCCTTGTGTAATCCATGTGCCTTCTGCTGAACGTACTGGCTTCTCAGGTGTCTCTAAGACTGCGTGACCGAACTCATCAATATATCCCTCAAAGTTATACTCCATTGGAATAAAGAGCGAATATAGACCCGAAATAGTCTGGCCATTCTGGTTTCTTTTCTTGACGTTCGAGTCATAATAAATACGTTTATAGTTTTCACCACCTTTGTCAAGTGCATTGGATGTTGAACCCATCATACACTTACCGATAATCCTAGCACCTAGACGAAGACAAGTTTTTCTGACACGCCAACCATTCTCAATGTTCATTGGTCGCTCTAACTTAGCAGCCTCATCCTCAACCAAATATAGTAATTTTTCCCCATCATAACTGTTGTCTGCTGTGTTACGCCAGTCAATTGTTGTATCTAGTCCATCTATCTCCTCCTCCTCTTCTTTATCCATATTCTTGCGTGTAATCTTAGACGCAGGAACACGGAAAGCAAGCTCCGTCTTTGGAGTTGTCATACCATCACGTACAGGCTGAAAGAAGAATGGGTAGTTGTTGGCAATAGGCACAACCTTATCAGTAAACATTTTCTTAGCATCTGGACCCGTCTTAGATGTTAAACCTATACGAGCATCCTTAGCTAAGGTTGCAATGTTTACAGCTTCTGATGAAGCCATAAAAGAGAAACCTGAACGACGGTTCTTTAGATAGCACATACCAAAGCATCTGCTATCTGCCTTGCAGGCTTCCCAGAATAAAAAGAAAACTCTGTTGGATTCACGGAAGTCAGGATGACCTACGTCAGTCTTAGACCATTGCAGGTACATATAATGTGCACCTGTGATGTATGTCTTCTCACCATTATTAATGAACCAATATCCTAGTTCACGTCTGTCAAACTCTCTCTCGATATAGTCAACCCACTGAGACTTAAAAGAGTTATCTCTTCTGTTCCAATCAAAGATTGTCTTGATTCTAGATAATTCTTTTGGTAACTCAGTTGCCTTCCATTTGTTGCCGTCATAGTCAACCTTATCAGGTGCCAATGGCAATGCAACTCTTAGCCCGCTAATATTATACACTTCTCCAATGGTGCCATCTTTGGACACGACCACAAAGTCATATTCCGGATCCCATCCATACTCCCACTCCTTCTTTGCGTTTTTCTTTGCAAGAATTTTATCGGGAACATTAGACTCGTCAATGTAGAATAAACTCATTTACCTTTTGCTCTTTGTTCTGCAAACCCACGGTTAGTAGGTGCAACATTATTCACAACACCCTCAATAATATTATTCTCCTCTTCGACTCTTTTAAGAATCTCAAAGGCATCCATGATAGCAAGTTTCTTTGCTGCTGCAGCGTTCTTTAATTTATCTGCACTTAAATCATCATCCATGTGGGTGACAATCTTTTCTTCAGCAACCTTAATTAACTCTTCGACAGCTTTATATCCAGAGTCAATGATGCGTTTCTTTAACTCAGTTATTTTGTTCATTCAATTTAATTGTTAGATTCTTGGTATACATACGGTACACTTTCTCACCGTCAATGTAGAATGGATACTCGCTCTCGGGCTCAAAGGTGACCGTGTCGCCCTCGTTTAACCCTAATTCTAATACTTCTTCATTCGCATACTTTATCGTGCCTACAAGAGGCTTCTCTGCGTCCGCAGTAAGTATTCCTGTGCCATCATTCTCGACAGGAGAGATGAACACATAACGACCTACTCCAATCCAATTACCACCCGGTTTCTTGTAAGCATATGGGTCATCAATAAAGTACAAGTCTTCACGGAAGTAATTCCAAGCAGACTTCTCTCTACCACGCATGTCATAATATAACCTGAACGTATTGTGGTGCACAATGACTACATCACCTGGTTCGATTGGACCTTCATAGCCAATAGGCGTAGAGATAACAACAGCCTCACGCATGGTGGCAAGGTGGTCTTCTTTTGATGTAGAAATAATGAGCTCACCCCTCGTGTTGTCATATCTTTTGCCATCACGTGGTTGCACTATAAAATAAAATGGGGACTTCATATTAGAAATCTATATTATATTCAATTAAGAATGGCATATTGCCATTAATCTTTTTCCATAAGACCACTTCATCGTTAGCTTCAATGAAGATTTCAATATCTCCTGCTTCAGTCTGACGAATCAAATGTATTTTGTAGTTGCCCTGCAAAACCGATTGGTTATGCATGTAGTTCATTGCATTCTTATAATCTGCACCTACCGATATTTTACGAATTACCATCTTTCTTTTTGATTTCTCCGGTCGCAAAGTCAATCGTGATATCTCCGTATTTAGCGTGTAGTTCTTGCTGGATGCTAACGTGTGTTGTGCCAGCTGTGTCAAGTTGTGCTAAAATAGATTGTTTCTCTACGTTGGAATTGTGAATTGTTATTTCTGCATCCGCTAAAGCGTTACGCAGGTTTCTGATTTCTGTATGAGCGGCTCTGAAACGATCCAACTCGTCTTGTGTTAATTTATCCATTGTATTATATTTTGTGTAAAATTACTAATATTCTTGATAAGATTTCTCTTCGATGAAATCTGAGTTATACTTTATGTTTATTTTCTTTTTTACATCAGCTCTCATGTCATTGGTTTTATAAACCATTCTAGCTAACTCAATAAACGAATCACCAAAATCTTTATTCTTTTCGCATACTCTTATTTTATCTTCTATGTCCCATAAAACCCTATTAACAGAACACAAGTCCATATAAAGGTCATCCATAAACATATCAGACTTTACTTTAGAAGATAAATGCTGAAATTCTTTTTGGATGTTCTTTAATTTAATATCATCTTTTATTTCGTTTAGCTTAATTGCTAGAATAGATATCTTATCTAATACCTCACCAATGCTAACTTCTATTTTCATTCTATTGTGTTTTGATACAATATTAGCTAATTTTACCTAAACAATCAATATAATGCCAGAGAGTTATAATATATTCAAATCAGAAATAAAGGAGTACTTTAAGCATCATGTACCATCAGATACACGCATACTTGACGTAGGCCCTGGTATTGGCACATACTCCAATCTTTTGCGTGACTTAGGATATCCTATGGACTGCATAGAAATATGGGAGCCATATGTGCATGAATACAATCTGTATGATAAATACGATAATGTACACATAGGTAATATTATTGACTTTGATATTAGCCAATATGATTATATAATACTAGGAGATGTACTTGAGCACATTGATCCAGAAGTTGCACAAAAATTAATTAACTCTATTGTTGATTCCGGCAAACAATGCTTGGTTGCAGTTCCATATGAGATGGAGCAAGGCGAATACTATGGTAATGTACATGAGACACATCTGCAAGCCGACCTTACACATGCGGTAATGAAGCAAAGATACCCTCAGTTAACTGAGTTGTATTCTAACCAATACTATGGTTACTACATAAGTAAAGATGTAAAGTATGATAGAGCTTTTGTCTTGTACGCCACTGAGTCATACTTGCCTACATTAAAAGGTGCAGTTGAGTCAATCAAAACATTTTCTAATACACCTGTTATTGTTTATCTTTTAAACTCAGATTGTATTGTTGAGCAAGCGGACTTAACAATTAAATGGGAATGCGACATTGAGGATACGGGTCCTGCACAAAAATACATTGACAGAAGCAATAAGCATATTTATAAAATGCTAATAGAACGTCCTGCTATTGTTAAGGATGCATTACTAAAATATGCCAAGATAGTTGCATATGTTGACAGCGATAGCGTGGCAACACAATACGTAGACAACATATTTAATATGTATGACCACAAACTTAATTTCCCTTACTTCACAGAAGGTATCTATGACTACCTGATGATTAACGGAAGAGGTGGTGCTGAGACTAGGGACGATATGTCTACAACCTTAGAGGCTCCAGCCTGCGAATTGTTTGGTGTCAATCAATACATTAGACAACGCTATAGACAGACTGGGTATTTTGTGGCTAGTCATTATTGTTTTGACTTTTTAAATGAGTGGTACGAAATGTGTAATCACACTCACGTGATTAATAATCACGAGTATTATGCACCATACCACGAGGAGACAATTGCTAATGTGTTACTTTGGAAGTGGCAAGTATTAGACGGGTTGCCATTAGTCTACTCAAATGCCAAAGAAGATAGGATAGATTTTATTAACAATACTTTAAAATGGGGCAGATACATTAGCCCATGGTTTAGATTACCTAGTTGCCCTGAAGAGTTATTATTTCTTCATGGTGAAAAGAATTATGCAAAAATGCTATTGATGCTAGGTCATCTACAAAAAAAATCTAGTGGACCTAGAATTATGTTCATAGCACCACACCTATCAACAGGTGGCATGCCTGCATTTCTTTTAAAAAGTATTGATTGTTTAAATGCCACAATATCTGTAGTAGAGTATCAATGCCACAGTCTAGATTATGTTGTTCAACGTAATGTTATAAAAGAAATCGTAGGGGATTCTTTTGCTACATTATTTGAGAACAAGATGGAGCTATTTAACTACATCAAAGGATGGAAACCTGACATCATCCACATACATGAGCCATCTGAAAGATTAGATAGAGAGATGGTATCTGAATTATATAGGGAAGATAGAACATACAAGATTGTAGAGACCTGTCATGACATATCATTTAATCATGACCAAGAAAAGATATTTCACCCTGATGCGTACTACTTCTGTACGCCATATCACTTAGAGACATTCGCTTCATCACCATCTTACAAAGAAGTAATTGAGTTCCCAATTGATGACAAGAGAAATGATAACTATCTCAATCCTTTTGATACAAGTAAAATAAATGTAGTTAATGTAGGTCTTTGGACTCCTGGTAAAAACCAAGCAGAAGGTATTGAGATAGCTAGAAAGTATCCTGACATGAACTTTCATTTTATCGGGAACCAAGCTGCAAATTTTAAAGATTACTGGGAGCCTTTAATGAAAAACTTGCCACCCAATGTAAAGGTGTGGGGAGAAAAAAGGAATCCCGAAATGTATATGAGATGGGCAGACATCTTTATGTTCAACTCTACATGGGAATGTAACCCACTAGTATTACGTGAAGCAATCTCATTTGGCAAACCAATCATTGCTCGCAATTTGCCACAATACGGATCAATGTTTGATAAGTACATTCAACCAATCGATAGCGACTTACATTCGCTACAATGTAATTACATTGTACCTACAGATAATACATCTCCAATATTTTGGGACAAGCAAAAGGCATTCTACAACAAAGTAATGACACTAGATAAACAAGAGCAAGATGTACACATATATCAAAATTTTGTTAATGGTCCATTCTTAGAAATTAAAGCAGGGATCAAGGCTAAATTTAAAGTAGAGTTTTATGAAGAGGGTAATCTAGTATATGACAATACAATTAATTCTAATTGTTGGGTACGACTTAATAAACAATACTACAGCAAGTGGGAAAGTAAAGTATATTTAGATGGGAAACTTGTACACCACAATATACTTAACCTAGAAGGTAAGCGTGTATATATTGCCATAGAAAGCAAGTCCTTAGGTGATACAATTGCTTGGGTACCATATGCTTTAGAGTTTCAAAAGAAACACAATTGCAAGGTGATTATGTCAAGTTTTTGGAACAAAATACTAGACATTCCTGAGATAGAATTAGTAGAGCCAGGTAGCGTTGTTCCTAATATATATGCCCAATACAATATTGGTTGGTTCTATGATGCCAACAAAGAACCGGTATTACCTAACACCATAAAGCTACAAGAGGCGGCAACTAAAATACTTGACCTTGAGTTTCAGGAGATTATGCCTAAGTTAAAGTATGATGCTAGTAATAATAAATACGGTAAATATGTTACGATAGCTACCAACTCTACAGCAGGATGTAAGTTTTGGACAAGAGAAGGATGGCAAGAACTTATCAACTACTTAGTTAATAAGGGATATAAGATAGTTAATGTCAGCAAGGAAAATAATCCTTTTGATAACTGCGAGAAAATTGACAACACAAGTATTGAGAATACAATGGCTGTCATTCATCATAGTGAGTTCTTTATTGGCCTTAGCTCAGGATTATCGTGGCTTGCATGGGCATTAGGCAAGCAGGTAGTGATGATTAGCAATTTCACAGAGGATGACCATGAGTTTGAGTGTATAAGAGTAACCAACAAGTCAGTATGCCACGGATGTTGGAACAATCCTAACTTTAAATTTGATCGTGGGGATTATGACTGGTGCCCTATAAATAAAAATACTCCTAGACATTTTGAATGTCATAGGAGTATCTCTGCTGATGATGTAATTAAGAAACTACCAGTTTAGTATTACTTAATTATGTTATGTTCAATATTATTATCAGTTAACATTTTAGAAAAAATATCAGCTAACTTTAATACATCGCCATCATTTACTAGTTGTATTGCGACAGTTTGATCTTGCCAAGTAAAAGATAAAAAGAATTTTTTTAATTGATCTAAATCATCATCATTATTCTTGTTTATTAAGATATTATCCATATTAGTCCTTCTTGAAAACATTAATTACTTGAGCCTTAGCTAAGATAGTAATAGTCTCACTATCCTTAATAAAGTTCTTAAGTGTTTCTTGGTCAGAAGAATCTAAATCAAGAATCTCTCCTTTGTTTAAAGCGAGAGCCCATTCCCAATACTTAACAGCATCACCTTTGGTTTGCTGAATAAGTGTGTTCGCTAATAACTTACCTGCATTAGCACCCTCTAGTTCTTTACCGTCTAAATCGGTTAGATTAAAATTAAAATTTAATTTCATAATATAATTGTTTTAAATAGTTACTTCTTCAGTTACAGGCTCAGGAGTCGGTTCCGGAGTTGGTTCAGGAGGAACCGGTGGAACATACTCACCTGTGATAGTTAAGTTTAATTGTGCTGCAATCCAATCCCAAGCAAATGAATCTTGTGACCACTCAGCATAAGCCTCTCCCGTCATATTAAGATTGCCTTGTGCTAATTGTGCACCTACTGATGTATCTTCGTTTTCAGCAAATAATCCGTACCAAAAAGTAGCAGATGTATTTAATGTTACATTAACTGCATAAGCATTTAATATAGTTGCACTTTGTGTTGTACCACTGTCCCAAATGGATACTGGTTCGATTGTTTTCATATTCTATGTTTTAAAGTTTAAAGTTAATAAATATTACGGACAATACGTCTGTCCTGACACAATTTGTATTGATCCATTATAACCTGAAGGTAGTGTAGTTTGCGATATTCCATTGTAATAATAGAATACTGGGCTACCACTTGGAAGAACATAACGCTGACCTGTTCCTAGTACAGGAGTAATCTTTGTCCATGCTGCAGGTCCACCTGAGCAATGGTTAAGTTGATAGTAGGTGTAAGTAGATGCTACTAAATTGCTTTTTACTACTAACTGGTTATCAGTCTTTCCAGATAATGGTGAAGTCTGAATATCAACTGTGGTTAGAGCCCCAAGTTTAGTCACCTCTCTATTACTAGGCACTCCAGGAGGCGGTATCGTTCCAATCTGTATAAACACATTGTTATTTACCGCATCTTGAAGATTTGCCCAACTCACACATTGATTACTTGCTATTCCTGCCCAAGACATATTAGTTCAAGTTTAGTTGTTGTTCTAGTTCTGATACACGTTGCTCTAATCTTGCAATCTTAGCTGTATGCACCTCACGGTAAGAAAGACTTAGTAACCCATCTGTTCCCTTGCTAACTGCACTAGGTAGGATATCTTGTACATCTTGAGCATAGTAACCTAACTCTTCTTTACCATTCTTAACATACAACTTAGCCACTACAGATTCAATACCTTTTGCTTGGTAATTATCTGTGATTAATGTTTTAATTGTAGCATCGGAGCTTTCGTAAAAAGCAGTTGCTGTAACTTGGTTAGTGAATGTTGCAACTCCTGCTGCTGTTATTCTGAATCTCTCACTTGGTGTAAAGTTGGTATTAGCTGTCAGTCCACTATTTGTATATACTACAAAATTTCCACTTTGTAAACTAATTACAGCAGAGGTAGTATTATTGCTGTAAAAATAACCGCTATTTTGATAGTAAGAGTCTCCTGATATAAATTTATATCCACCTGCTGCAACTGAGCCAATATAAACCCCACTGCCATCAGAATAATCCCTAAATCTAGCATTCCAAAACGGAGCAGGATTCATACCAACATCTATTGTACCACTAGTTGATAAACTTGTTGCAGCATATATGGTGCCATTAACATTTAATTTATACCCACTATCCGTTGTTGTTCCTATCAATACGTTCCCCCCGCTAGTGATTCGCATACGTTCGGAGCCGTTAGTAGTTAAAGCTAAAGGATGATTTGAATCTGTTCCAAAAAAAGTAACTGAACCATCAGAGGAGTTCCAAGAAGAATTTACTCCTATTGAAGTTTCTCGGTTAGCAATAACTGAAGGGCCAGAATTTGAAACTACAAGTTTGCCTTGTGTTGGTGTAGTAGTCCCTATGCCGACGTTGCCAGAGGAAGTGATTCGCATACGTTCCAAAGCCCCAGTTTTAAACATTAAAGCTCCATAACTACTACCATTTTCTTCTAATGTAATCCCAGAAGAAGAAGTATTTATCAATAAATAAGAATTAATTCCATCTCCAGGAATACTTCGAAATGCTGCTAAATTACCATAAGAAGCAGAATATACCTCTAATTGTGAAGATAATCCTAATGTTTGTCCTACTATTATTTGTGATGCCGTAACACTACTCGAAAACGTGGCGGCTCCGCCAGTAAAACTATGCCCATTAGAGTTGCTATAATATGTTTTATTATCAGAAGCTACTCTTCCTATATAACCAATTTGAGTACCTGCATTATTTCTAAATCTTAAAACATAATCTCCAGTATTACCTAAATCTTGTACTGTATGATATTGAGAAATAACATCAGTAATTGCCGTAACACTACTCGAAAACGTGGCGGCTCCAGTGGCAGCTAATTTTAAAGCAGTATTAGGAACACCTGATGTAAAACTTAATCCATTTGCATCATTAGTTATATTCCAAGCATATGACACTCCAAATACACCCAAGAATGTAATAGTTGAGTTTGCAGCAGTTGCACCATTACCAACTGTTAAAGCATTTCTACTAATTGTGGTACCATTCACATCAAGTTTGTAGCCTGAGTCTGTGGTTGTTCCGATTAGGACGTTTCCATTGGCATTCATTCTCATTATAGGTGAACCTGAAATGTAATGTATAATGTATCCGCTTGATGTATTTACTAATAATCCACCTGCTGAATCATTTCTAAAATCTGTATAAACAGTGCCTGATGCATCATAAGCAATTCGTAATTGTTCTGCAGTATTTACTACAGATAATGTTTTAGCAGGCGAAGTTGTGCCTATTCCTACGTTACTTTGTGTAAGAGTAAGCAAGGATGTGCTAGAAGCATTGTAGAAATAAAACTTATTATCTCCTGCGGATTGAGCAATACTTGAGCCAACCACCCATTGAGCTGTTGTTGTGCTAATTTGATTACTATAAAATCTTAATGCTCCCCTTCTGTTGTATGTTGCATCTCCTGATTTAAATACAATTTCTGTAGCACCTCCTGCTGATTCTTCTAGTGTTATAGAAGTAGTAGAAGAACTACTAACATTTCCTCTAACGTGCAATAATGAAGCAGGCGAAGTCGTTCCTATTCCTACGTTGCCATCTTTTGTTACCCTCATTCGGTTAGCCCACGAGCTACCATTATAAGTATAAAAATCTATACCTGCTCCTGCACTTGTGGCTGCCCCTGCTATAATACCTGTTTTATCAGTTGTGTCATATCCAAATTGTAACCCATTGTCACTAGAAGAAAAATCACCCAAATATGCAATTCTTCTGCCATTTGTACTACCAAATGCAAATGTTGATTGCTGATTAATTGCAAAGGCAAATTCGACTGATGTCCCTGCATTAATATTTATTCTAGGTACAGTCAATAATCCACTTGTAAGGGTAAGATTATTTGTAAACCTACCCGTACCATTTACATCTAGTTTGTAGCCTGAGTCTGTGGTAGTTCCAATTAGAACATTGCCGCCAGTTGTAATATAAAGTCTATCTGTTCCACTTGTTGCAAAAGCTAAATCAGTATAAGTACCTGTGCCTCCGCTACCATAAGTAGTAGCAATTCTACCCAGCGTTCCTGTGTGAGCAATAGTTACAACATCACTATTAGGTAGTGCTTGTACGGCTAAACCTTCGTAATCACTATTAGTAGATTGCTTAATTAATAATTTTACTGCTCCGAACCCTATGGTTCCTGTTGCATTTATAATAACATTGCTTCCATTGTCATAGATTAAACTATTAGCAATAGTAGTAGCACCTGTTGCTTTAGGAATATAGTTTGTAGTAAGTGATCCTGTAATAGCATTAACAGGAGTTGTTCCTGAAGAACCAGATGTGCCACTAGTTCCTGTGGTTCCACTCGTTCCATTAGCACCTGATGTTCCGGAAGTACCGGTTGTACCAGATGTGCCGCTAGTACCGCTAACAGTAATACCCGATGTACCCGATGTTCCTGTCGTTCCTGACGTACCTGTCGTTCCTGAAGTTCCTGAACTACCACTTACTCCTGAAGAACCTGACGTACCTGTAGTACCAGATGTACCAGTCGTTCCTGAAGTTCCTGATGTACCATTAACACCTGATGTACCTGATGTACCTGTTGTCCCACTGCTACCACTAACTCCTGAGCTACCTGATGTACCTGAGCTACCGCTTACGCCGCTTGAACCAGAAGTACCTGTTGTACCCGAGCTGCCACTAACTCCACTTGACCCTGATGTACCTGTTGTACCAGATGTGCCAGAAGTTCCACTGACTCCTGAACTTCCAGAAGAGCCACTTGTACCAGTTGTGCCACTAGTACCGTTAACACCAGAAGAACCAGACGTTCCACTTGTACCCCTTGTACCACTAGTACCACTTGTTCCAGTAGTTCCACTAGTGCCCGAAGTACCACCTGTTCCATTAGTTCCACTTGTTCCTGATGTACCTGTTGTTCCCGAAGTACCTGAGGTTCCTGTTGTTCCTGATGTACCAGAAGAACCACTTGTGCCACTCGTGCCTGTAGTACCACTTGTTCCTGATGTTGCAGATGTGCCGCTGCTTCCGCTCGTGCCTGTAGTTCCGGATGTACCCGAGGTTGTACCTACTGCAATACCAATTTGTTTGATATTGGTAATAATAGAAGGTGCTGCAGGAACTGAGCCTGTTGCAGCAACAGCTGTTATTTGAACATGATCACTATTAGCACTAAAATAAACCTCGTAATAATCACCCGCACTTGCACTATCAATAATAGATACAAAAGGAAGTTGCTTGCTTGAGTTAGATACTAATCCTAAAATAGAATCCGTTCTAAGTATATTAGTGCCATTCTTCTTTAACCAAATATCAACGTCTGCATTTGTGCCTTGTGTTTTCTCAATTTGCAATGAGTAGGCAATCTCATAAATACCTCCATGCTGAACGGTTAGTTGAGAACCGCTAAACACAATACCATTACTTAGCTCAACATTGCTATAAGTAATAGCTGTTGGAGTGTTTGCCGCTGTTACAGCTTGTGTAGTTGCACTAGTAAATGCACCGTACCAGTTAGCAATACTTGCTCCTGATGATCCGTCAATACCGTTACGACCTGAGGTACCAGAAGTACCAGTTGTACCGCTCGTGCCGCTTGTTGCACTCGTACCTGATGTACCTGAAGAACCACTTGTACCTGTTGTACCGCTTGTACCACTTGTACCTGATGTTCCGGTTGTACCAGAACTACCTGATGAACCATCTCCACCACTAGCACCATCTAAGTTAACGGTCCAAGAAGAGTATGTTCCACTACCAACTGTTCTGTTTGGTGCAGCAAATTGCAATGAACCTGTTGCAGGATTGTAAGATACAATCTCGCACTCTTGATAGTTAGATGTATTATATAAAACAATGATGGATTGAGCTGGCGAATAAGCAAGCCCCACTCCAACTGTTATAGTTCCAGCATTACCAAGAGTAAAGCTAGAAGTTGATGAAGTATAATATCTATCTCCTGATAATCCTGAACTACCCGATGTTCCTGTAGTTCCGGATGTACCACTAGTACCACTGGTTGCAGAAGTACCGGATGTACCACTAGTTCCCGACGTTCCTGTTGTACCAGATGTTCCACTAGTAGCAGATGTACCGGATGTACCTGTTGTACCGGATGTACCAGTCGTGCCTGAGCTACCTGAGCTGCCACTAGTCCCACTTGTTGCACTAGTTCCGCTAGAACCCGATGTTCCTGTTGTGCCGGATGTACCCGACGTACCATCAGTTCCATCATAACCATCAATACCTGATGTTCCTGATGTACCACTAGTTCCTGCTGAACCATTAGTACCTGAGGTTCCACTAGTACCTGAGGTACCACGTGTACCTGACGTACCGCTTGTGCCATCTGATCCTGATGTGCCTGATGTTCCACTAGTGCCTGATGTAGCTGAAGTACCACTAGAACCTGAGGTTCCTGTTGTACCAGATGTTCCTGAGCTACCAGATGTGCCTGATGTGCCTGAGCTACCCGAAGTACCTGTTGTACCAGATGTACCGCTTTCTCCTGAAAACAACCCAAATATAACTGGCTCATCCTCAGTAATTGTACCTGAATTACCTTGTAAGAATACTAAATCTAAAAAATAGTAATCGCCTGTATGAACAACAGCTGTAACGCCATATAAGGCATATTCGCTAGGAAACCCAGGGCGAGATACAGCAATTATTCTGTTTAACCAAATCTCTTCAATGTATACACCTGGCTCTGTATTGGCAAGTGTTAAGAATGATACCTTAATCGTTCCAGCAAGACCGGTTACATCAACAGTGTCAAATGGGTGACCCACTAACTCAAATGTCTTTGCAGGCTGCTCTCCAAACTCATCATACATTTTGTATGTCCAGTTGAAACTACCTGTATCAATAATACCAACACGATTAAAATAATCGGCTACTGCATCTGCTGTAAAGTTTTTGGTTAATTTATCAGGAGTCTGCCAATCTGAACCAATCCATCTGTCTTGACCGGTTACAAATGTATCCCTACTATAGGTTGATATTCTTGCCATTGAGAAATTCTTTGCTTATTATCTAACAAAAATACGAAAAAGAACTTATAAATTAATTTTGGTGCCTATCATGCCAAGATAGGATTGAGGAATAGTAGGATTGGTGTTGAATCCTGTTTTTAAAGCGAAGTTAAATTTGAAGCGTTTGCTTAGTGCAATATCAAATGATGCTCCTGTCAAAAAGCCTATGTCATTACTTGTCACAAATACTTTTTGCTTTGTTAGATAACCTGTTGATGATCCTGATACGTATACATCAGGACTAATTGATACGTATCGATTTACCTTGATTGGAACAGTGTAGAATAGCATAATATTATTAGACACGTTCATCTCTTCTCCTGCACCTGCAAGCGATAATGTATAGTTGGCTCCTGTGGTGCCATACTTGCCCATAGGGACAATGTAAGCAGCCGTTCCGAAGCCCAATACATTTCCTGATAAATAAACGCCTGTAACGCCAAAGTTTGATATAGACTCTAGCTTCCCTTCGTTGAAGTTCATCAACGTATAACGTCCACCTAATGCAAACTGGTCAAAGGTTGACCATATCATTGAGTTAATGCCCCACGATGAGTTACCCATCAAAGAGGCTTGACTCATCCCAACACTAGCAATGATAGATATTACTTCGCTAGATGGAGCGACCGTAAAATCCGAAGAATAAATAATTGGATTCGACGAAGACGACTTGGCTTTGTTCTCGGTTTTCTTGCTTGTTTTGGATTCGGTTTTTTCTTCACTTTTAGATTCTGTTTTAGTTTCTGATTTACTCTCTGTTGTTGTTGATGCGGGTGTCTCTGTCTTTGTCTCAGCTACAGGAGCTGGGGTTGAAGCAGATGTGGCAGCTGTTGTGGCTGCACTCGTGGCTGCCGACGTAGCTGCTGCGGTTGCTGTTGCTGTTGCCGAAGTGGTTGCTGCTGCTACTGCTTGGGATACTGCGTTAGCCACTGTCTGCGTTACAGCAATGGTTGCTTGCGGGCATGGATAATTAACCGTTAGCTCATTTATCCATGCTTGCAGTGCCCCACTTGTAATATCGTTTGCCGTCACTACCTTGTACTGTCCTCGGTAGACCACGGTAGTTTTGCCTCCCGCTAATGGTACTACTACAGTTGTCACCTTGCCACTGCACGGATCTACGAACACCTGCGTAAGTGTTTGTGCGTACGTAGTCGTGGCTAAGATAAGTATGGCTATAGTAGTTATCCATTTCACTTGAATATTTTCTTCTTAATCATTCTGACAATAATTTTACTTGTAGCATTCTCCAACGCTTTCTTAGTTGTTGTACCTATTGTAGATTGATTAAATTTAATTTCTGCGAAGTTGCCATCGTTCATCAATGTCGCTTCACGTGTAGTCTTTGCTTCTCCTAAGCCTGAACCTGTAAAGTATTCTCCTGTCTCTGCGTTAACAAACTTAACTTGCAATCCCATTCTTGTCACCACTGTTTGCTTTGAGCCATCCTTTAATGAGATAGACTCGTCTTCACTAACTGAGAAGTCGTAGCACTCGATGTACACAAAGTACTGAGCTAACTTAATCTTGCCTCTTCCATCTAACTTGTTCTCAGATATGCCTGCCTGTGATGCTTGAAACTGCTTGACCATGCGGTTCTTAATCTCAGCCTTGTCTTCTGTGAATGTAAAGCGGTTAGTCTCTTCCAAGAACTCAACCACAATATTAGTCACACCTAGACCCACACGCTTATCTTTTAGCTCAGGATACGCAGCATACACATCCTCATTAATGCCAAGTGACAATAATTGGATGAGCACCTTTGGTCCATCATAGTCCATCAAAGAATCTATATTAATCTTCTTCTCAAAACTAGCTTGATACGCCTCCGTTTTGGTCGTGGCAATCTGCCCAAAGGATGCAAACGACAAGAGCAATAAGCAAATACTCCATCTTACCATTGTGGTGCTTCTTGTAGTTCTTCTTTCTCTGTCTTCTTCTTAGGCTTAGGCTCTGCAGCCTTCTCCTTAACAATGACAGTCTTAGTGCCTCCGCTAGAAGCCTGTTGAGTCTGTGCATTGTTGATGACAATCTGTGGTTGCTGTGCAGCTGGTTGCACCACCTCAGTCTTTGGTTCTTCTTTGTCTCCAAATAAAGACTCAAACTTAGTAGCCACCACACCTGTGATAGTTGTGATAAGTAATGTTACTCCTCCGATTACAGCTCCTTTAATTGAGCCTCCTTCTTTTTCTTCTGACATTTTATAAATAATTATTGTGGTTAATTGGTCTTTTAATTTGTTCTCCTGAGATGTTAATCACTTCTATGTCATACATCCCATGTTTTAATGTATCTAAACTAATCGTCTTAAAGCTAATAGGACTATCTGCCGTGAACCCTAATTTCTTAACAGGTTCTTTGCCACCAAAAGTATATATTGCTAATGCATACTTTGCTCCTGGGGTTGTAGCTAGTGTAACCTCAAGCGTATTATTCTTAACAACAGCTGAGTTTATAGCCATTACTTTAGACTCAGCACCTAAATTAATAGGCTGCTCAATCACGCTAATTTCTTCACACGAAATTACAAATAACAAAAATAAGAATACTAAAAGTCTATTCATCCTAGAAGTTGTTGTACCCCGTCAACTTGATGGAGTCGGTTGATAAATTAATTCCTAACTGATAGCCAGTCTTTGAGCTCGCATCCATGTTAGGGGTTACGTTGATATAAGTATTAATGTCCAAAGGATTAATCACCGCACTGAAGCGTATTTTAAATGGAGTCAATTCCCCTGATATAGGAGTCTTTAACTCTTTGTCCAATGAGCCAAATCTAACTTTGCCTTCTTGATTGTCTACAAAGGTATACCAAGTATTTGGAACATCATTAATGATTTGCTCAAATTTAATTTTCTTTGGATCATAAGTAAACTCAAACTGCAACGCTGACACTTGTTTCGTATTAGTGTTAATTTTAACAGGAATATCGATCGTACTAGATGTAATTGTTACGTTCTTTAGACTTACATCAATCCCATCACTCGTATTAATTAATAAGTTAGCCGTCTTAGTTACTTCAAGATTTTTCTTTAAACTTGGGATGGCATTGGTTGCAATCGCATTGTTAATCACAACCTGAGAGCTGTGACTTCTGTTAATATCACCCGGTATGACAAACTTTAATTTTAGTGGCAGGTTCTGCCCAATCGTACCAGTCTTAAATCGAACATAGTTCTTAGTGAATCCCTTCCATAAGCCTGCATTAAATTCGTCTGCTGTAAACGTAGGAGCACTCATATACATGTCCGTTCCTGCCACATAACCAGTAGGCAATGTAACTAAACTCTCCACACCTGACACTTGTGCAAACAATTTAACTAAGTCACCTCCATCAAATAGTTTGTTTCTGTTCACGTCCGCTGCATAGTATCCCATGCCTGTGATGATAGACTGATTCTTGAACGTACCATCTAAGTTCTGTGAAATAAACTCAGCCTGTGCTGTGGTGTAGTCAGATACCGTCACCGCTGCAGCAGATAAATCTTTGATTGAGTCCATGTTAAACATCACACGAACATGATAGACTGTATTAGGCTGGAATCTAGTTTGGTCAACTGGGATGCTTCCATCTGACAACGCATCCACTAGATAGGTTTGGTTAGTTACCGAGTCAGTAAATGCTACTCTATGCAATGATAATGCATTTACATTAGCATTTACATCTAGAGTAGGGTTGATATACTTACTTGCTGTTGGGTCAAGCATAATAACGCTCGTTAGTGGAGTGGTCATTGATGTTGATCCTGCACTACCATTTTGGTTGTATGCTGCAGCAAAGTTCATCTTAATAGGATCCCAAGCATAGCCAGGTGCATCTGATTTTAACTTATATCTCAAGTTTAATAACTTACCTACCCCTAATCCACCTTGATTGACTGACCAGTTTAGGTAAACACGAAGAATAGTCTTTGGTCCGCCTTGCGTGTAGGTATAAGAAGAGTTATAGTAACGCACGTTACCATCTGCCACATTGTTAGATGATGTTGTTTGCCAAGAGTATCCAGGATAAGTGTAATAACTCATCGATGCCTGAGAACCGGTTGGTAATATGGCATTAGAGTTTGTTACGTTGATTAATTGCAATGCTGTATTAGGATACTCAAAGTCAAAATACAACGCACGAGTAGTTAAGTTGCTATTACCATCTGCATGCACTTCTACATCTAATGTATCTCCCTTATTAATAACAGAACCCCTTGTGTTTACATTGTTGGTGTCATTAGGGAAGTAAAGTTTTACAGTTTGTGCATAAGAGTTTGTCACAAATATTAGAAAAATTGTGACAAATAATAATAGTTTTTTCATTCTAGAAGTTTGTTAATCAAAGTGTTACAAGTTTTCTTTAAAGCTGAACTCAAGTTTGTTTGATTAAATTTACCTCCTTCGTCTATTAGCAACGTAGACATTGATACCTCTTGTGCAGATTCTTCTGCTATAATTGTTTTCTTAACCTTGCCATCTTTAATTAACTTACCACGCATGCGGATAACCACAGCGTCGTTATTGCGATGGAACACAGATAAATTAGACTGAGTCTTAATAACATCTAAGTATAATATCTCCACTTCAATCTTTGTGGTAGAATATGGATTAAGTAAATAATCTTTCTCTTCGACGTATTCTTCAAGCATACCCTTCACGCCAAACTCTAGGTTGCGGTTGCCTGCAAGCGTACCGATCATCACTTTATTCTGCACAGAAGAGATGTCAATGCTCTCATTGTGAGAAAGAATAATTTCTCTTGCTTTTGCATCATCAAAGAAATGCAAGTAAATAAAATAACTTTGTGTGCCAAGTCCAATTCCAACTATGCACGATACAATAAATAATAATGCCTTCATAATATAAAAGGACAAGTTTAGCCTTGTCCTCGTGTCTTTTTAGTTCTTTTGTCTTTTGGTCCCGACGTCTTAGCGTGTTTGCCTTTGCGACGTACTCCGAAGGATATCTTCTTTGCTTCGGTTGATGATTTTGCTTTTGCCATTAGCTTAGTAGGTTATAGTATTCTTTGAAGTGTTTTTGACGGTCGGCAAGTCCAATTGTACCGCCATTTACCCGTTTCGTCACCAAAGTTACAACTTCTGGCGAACTACCTTTGTCGCAAATAGCCCACAAGTTATTTTTCTTAAAGAAAAACGCTGCGGAGGCTAGTGCATACTTGGTAGCTACTAAGTCAGGACTTGATGTTATGTCCTCAGGAACAGTCGCATCAAATGCTTTATAATTTTCTTTACCGGTCAATTGGATATATCCTCTTCCACGGTGCTTCCAGCCGTCGCCTGACGACTCTGGACCATTACCCATTCTATTGGCATAGACTAAGTTGGCAATCTTCTCAGGCTTACGCTCATAGGCTGTTGCTTGAGCGATGGTCTTAAAGTATTTTGAGAAAATACTAAGCAAGCCTTTTGCTCCGTAGTTTAAATTCTCTTGAACTGCTCTGAAGCCTCCGCTCTCATGGCCACACTGAGCCAAGAAGTGAGCAAGTCTCAATGTTGTTGTAATGCCAAAGCGAGCTGCCGTGTCAGGAATCTGATCAATCACCGTTTGTGGGATATGACCCTTTAATTTGCCCAAATTAAAAGCTGAATTTTGCACAATTGGTTGTGCAACTGGAGCCGGTGCTGGAGCTTCTGCCTTTGGTGCGAACATCTTCGCCCAAGTAGCATCACCAACCACCCCGTCAGGGGTCAACCCATGAGCAGCTTGCCATCCCTTTACAGCGGCTTCTGTCTTAGGTCCAAACTTACCAATGACATCAACACCCAATAACTCTTGGAGTTTCTTGACATCGTCCCCTGTTGATCCAACTTTTAATAGCATTTTACTTTAATTTATAGAAGTAGTTCAATCCATACATCACATTGCCATTGATGTCAACGCCTGCACTTAGATTGTATATCTCGTCCTTCTTAGTCTTGTATAGTAATCCCGCTTCTGCACCTCTTATGCCAATGGTATTGTTAACCAAGACACCACCTCCAACGTATAGTTGACGGACTGGTGGTGCATACTTAGTAATAGTTTTAGTTTCCTTAACAATCGGTATATTAAAATTATCACGTGTGCGTCTATATACTATTTTATTTTCTTTGACTGTATCTAACACGGCAATGTACCCATAGTCTCCTACCTTAATAGAGTCTTTATAAACAAATTTGTTTATATATAACTTTAACAATGCCATATACTGTTCTTTGAGGCGTGCATAGTTTGTATCAGGTAGCATCTGTGGTTTAGATTCTACCTCTACTACTACCTCGTAAGGCACTGGCACCTTCTTGATCCGAATGGAATCATGAATTTGCCAAGCTGTGTCATGAACAGTTACGGTATCATTAGGTCTCGCCTCAGCATTTTTGCCTCTTTCTCTCATCAAGAGAACTAGAAGCACCATGCTGATTAGAAACATGATAATACTAACCTTCAGACTCTTCATATGGTTCGATTTGGCCACCTAGGGCTTTTTGTCTTTCTGTTTCATTTTGGCGGTTCTTTACTTTCTCGAACGCTGAGATACCAAAACAAGCTGCTGTCAATCCAGCAAAAATCTCAAGAATAATAGGCTCAATAACGAATTGTTGTTGCATTGCTCCTGTAACAATATCAACTGTTCCATAAGCCACCAACACAATGAATGATGCGAAACCTAGAACAGACTTTTCGTTGATCTCGTTGTCGTCTTTAAAAATGTCAATTAAAGCCATTTTCTTCTTTCTTTTATAAGTTTATATAGCTTGAATCCAGTGTAGACTAATGACACAGCCAATAGTGCTACACGGAGACTAGCCTCGATAGTGGTAAACGATAACATCAAGGTCATCGTATTTAGTATTCCTATTTTCAAATCGTCTTCTGTCATTACCAGAGAGCAACAATATTTGTGGCTGC